CCCACTGCCGATGAGGTGCTGAGCGGATGATGTCGCTCTCTAAAGCCGATCTGCAGCGTTTGATGGGCAACCTCAAGAGCATGTCCACGCAGGAGATGCTGGAAGCCCTTACACTGCTAGAAGAGATAGAGAAGCGCAAACGGCTTGCCATGTGCCAGAGTGACTTCCTGGCATTTATTGCACATATAGATACTACTTACAAGTTTGGGAGTCACTTAAAGCGTCTAGGCAACCTCCTGATGCAGATTGAGGATGGGTCTAAGGACCGGATTGCTGTATCGATGGCACCGCGTTTTGGTAAGTCTCAGATGATTTCCATCTATTACCCTGCATGGTATTTGGGCAAACACCCCGACCATAAGGTGATTATGGCGTCACACACTGCCGATTTGGCGGTGGATATGGCTCGCAAGGTGCGAAACCTTATGCAGTCGGACGTTTACCAAGAGATATTCCCTAACGTGAAGATTGCTGCCGATGCCAAGGCTGCAGGGAAGTGGAATACATCTAAAGGGGGTGAGTTCTTCGCTGCTGGAGTTGGGGGTGCCCTTGCAGGGAGAGGTTCGCACCTTGCCATTGTCGATGATCCGCTATCAGAGCAGGACCTCAAAGCAGGGAACACAGCCTCTCTGGACGTTGTGTATGAGTGGTTCCGTGCAGGCTTACGGACTCGTTTAATGCCTGGGGGACGCCTCGCAATCCTACATACAAGGTGGCACCAGCGGGATCTCATAGGACGTCTGGTAAAGGATGCGGCGCTCAATCCTGATGCGGATCAGTATGAGGTTTTTGAGTTTCCTGCAGTTCTTGAGTACCCCAACCCCGCTGCAGACCCTGAGAGCCAAGACTACGACGCGGAAGCCCCCTCGGTACTGCAGAAATCGCTGTGGCCGGAGCAGTGGACCCTAGAGTCGCTGCTAAGAACGAAGGCATCCATGCCCGCGTGGCAGTGGAACGCGCAGTATCAACAGGCCCCCACAGCTCAAGAAGCTGCCATAATTAAGCGTAGTGATATCAAGTGGTGGACAAAAGAGGATCCGCCAACTGTGGATTACACTGTGCAGGCTTGGGATACGGCGCTAACCACTAAGGAGCGGTCGGACTACTCTGTGTGCCAGACATGGGGCGTTTGGAAGAACGAGGATGGGGTGGATAACGTCATCCTGCTGAATCGCGTCAAGGGTAAGTATGAGTTCCCCGAGCTTAAGCGTATAGCACTGCAACAATACAAGGACTGGGAGCCAGATTCGCTGATCGTCGAGACTAAGGCTTCGGGTCAGCCGCTGGTAGATGAGATGCGGCGCTCTGGTATATATGTGCAGGAGTTTAGCCCAGGCAAGGGTCAGGATAAGATAGCAAGGGTCAACGCCATAAGCGACATGTTTACAAGCGGGCAGGTATGGTTCCCCGAGACATGGTGGGCCTCTGAGGTGGTGGAAGAACTCGTTTCTTTCCCTGCAGGGGAGCACGACGATGACGTCGACGCGTGTAGCTTGGGTTTGCTTAGGATTCGCAAAGGTGGCCTCTTGAGGCTTAACTCTGACACTGACACAGATGATGACTACGTCGCGGTGCGGCGTGCTTACTACTAGGAGCCATGATGGCAACCAGCATGATTGATAAGGGTCTCTACGTCGCGCCTACGGGGCTTGCAGGGCTGGATGCTGCTGAGCCTGCTCTGGAGATTGACATCGTTAACCCGGAAGTAGTTACCTTGGACGATGGGAGTGTAGAGATTACGCTGGTGCCGGGAGAAGCAGAAGAGGGTGAAGTGCCGTTCGACGCCAACCTAGCCGAGTATATGGGCGACAGCGCACTCTCCACCTTAGGCTCGGAGCTCATAGACCTCGTGGACCAGGATATCGTTGCGAGGAAGGACTGGGCTGAGACGTACGTCAAGGGTCTGGAGGTGCTTGGGTTTAAGTATGAGGAGCGGACTGACCCGTGGGAGGGCTCCTGTGGGGTGTACTCCACAGTGCTGGCTGAGGCGGTGATTCGCTTCCAAGCGGAGACCATGAGCGAGACTTTCCCCGCACAAGGGCCTGTCAAGACTAAGATCTTAGGTGCAGTCAACAGAGAGAAAGAAGAAGCAGCGGCCCGGGTTAAGGCCGATATGAACTACCAGTTAACCGAGCGGATGGTTGAGTACCGCAACGAGCATGAGCGCATGCTCTACTCTCTAGGGCTTGCAGGCTCTGCGTTTAAGAAGGTTTACAAAGATCCTCGGCTTGGGCGGCAGGTCTCTATCTATATACCTGCAGAAGATGTCATCGTGCCATACGGCACGTCCCACATCGAGATGGCTGAGCGCATTACGCACATCATGCGTAAGACCAAGAACGATCTTGACCACATGCAGGCCGCTGGGTTCTACAAAGATGTCGATCTAGGCGATCCTATTGCGTTCTACACGGATATTGAGAAGAAAAAAGCAGAAGAAGGTGGGTACTCACTTACGTCTGACGACCGGTACGCGCTGTATGAAGTGCATGTGCAACGCAGTATCCCCGGGTTTGACGATGAGGATGACCTGCCTAAGCCGTATGTGGTGACTGTGGACAAGGGCACGGGTACCGTGCTGGCTGTGCGGCGTAACTGGGACCCCACTGATCCCCTGCGGCTTCCGCGTCAGCACTTCGTGCACTACGGTTACGTACCGGGTTTTGGGTTTTACTGCCTTGGGCTCATCCACATCATCGGTGGGTACGCTCGTGCGGGCACCTCGCTCATCCGTCAGCTTGTGGATGCAGGGACTCTGTCTAACCTGCCGGGGGGTCTCAAAGCGCGGGGGTTGCGTATTAAGGGCGATGACACGCCCATACAGCCTGGGGAGTTCCGAGACGTAGACGTGCCCTCGGGCACTGTCAAAGACAACATAATGACGCTTCCGTATAAGGAGCCGTCGCAGGTGCTTGCCGCGCTGCTGGAGCGCATAACGAACGAAGGGCGCAGGCTGGGTGCCATAAGTGATATGAACATATCCGACATGAGTGCTAACGCACCGGTCGGGACCACGCTGGCGCTGCTGGAGCGCACCCTCAAGCCCATGGCTGCGGTGCAGGCCCGTGTGCACTTCGCTATGAAACAGGAGTTCAAGCTCCTCAAAGCTCTTATCGCAGAGTACGCGGATGAGCCGTATGACTACATACCTGAGGGGGTGGACCAGCGGGCCCGGTCGGACGATTATGCGCTAGTAGAAGTGGTACCTGTGAGCGACCCTAATGCCTCGACCATGGCGCAGCGGGTGGTGCAGTATCAAGCGGCATTCCAGATGGCGCAGCAGGCTCCACAGATTTATGACCTGCCGTTCTTGCACAGGCAGATGCTGGAGACGCTTGGTATCAAGCAGGCCGATAAGATTGTGCCGCTGGCTGAGGATCAGAAACCACGGGATCCCATAAGTGAGAATATGGGTGCTTTGGTTGGGAAACCGTTAAAAGCGTTTATTTATCAGGACCACGACGCGCATATTGCGACTCATATGTCGTTCATGCAAGACCCGATGATTGCCTCGGCTATCGGACAGAATCCCATGGCGCAGCAGATTATGGCTGCACTTCAAGCGCACGTTGCAGAGCACCTTGGGTTTGCCTACCGGATGCAGATCGAAGAGAGGCTCGGGGCTCCGCTGCCTCTGCCAGACGCACCCCTGCCAGAGGAGATCGAGGTGCAGCTCTCACGACTTGTGTCAGACGCAGGCAAACAGCTTACACAGATGCACCAGCAGCAAGCGGCACAGCAGCAAGCCCAACAGATTCAGCAAGATCCTCTCTTCCAGCTACAACAGGCTGAGCTGCAGGTTAAGCAGGAGGAAGTCCAGAGAAAAGCTCAGAAGGACGCAGCCGACGTCAAGATTGATCAAGAGAAGCTACAGATTGAGAAGGCTAAGCTGGTGGTGGACGCTCAACGCCCTAGGGGTTCACGATGAGTAAAACGGTGTTCGACGTATTGATTGAGAGGGTTGGTGAGCACATCGCCTCTTATGAGCAGGCTGTTATCTCCGGCGGTGCTAAGGATTGGCCGGAGTATCGGGAACTGTGTGGCTTGATCCGAGGTCTAGAGACCGCACAGCGTGAGATCAGAGACCTTTCGCGTCACTATTCGGAAGATGACAATGACTGACGAATTTACTCAAGCTGAGCTTGAAGCGCAATTGCCCGTCCCAGTTGGGTACAAACTACTGGTTGCTCTGCCTAAAGTTGAAGAGAAGTTTGACTCCGGGATTCTCAAGGCTGAGAAGACCGTGCAACAAGAACAGATCCTCTCTACCGTAGGTGCG